CCATGTCCATTCAATGGCAAGATTGGTGACGAAGCATTAGATGAATGGAATAAATACGATCAACAAAGACCAGACTACGAGGAGTATACAAAGACACTGCGATACATGGAAAAAGTTGATGCAAAAATTCTGGAGGGACTAGATGAGAAGGAAGCTTATATTGTTGACGGCAGCGGCAATCCTGTCAACCTCGGTAGCGAATAGCACAGACGTAATACTTGAGGACACACCCAACGCTGGTGATACCACAACCATTACAACTATAACATCAGGCAATCCTGCAACTACAGGCAACTTAGTCTCACAAGACTTTGACGATGGCAGCTGGATAGGCACTATGTTTCCTGACAGTTCTGATATAAACGAGTCAACTTGGTTGACCGGCAAAGATGGTAAGTATGCAGAAACAATAATAGACTCTGACGATCACTTGTCGTTAGAAGAATTACAGCTTGGTTTTACGTCTACCTTTGGCGCACAGATACGTTGGTGGAATCCTGTAGAGTCAACGGTTACGCTTACGCAAACTGCAACCAATGGTGTTGATACAACAACACAAAGCACAACATTTCATGACACAACAAACCATAACTATCAAACCAATCCATATTCTAATCAGCTTACACTTGCACCTGATGCACAAAACCAACACGGCACACTCACTGTAAGATTTAGTTTTGATATACAAGGCAACAAAAACTACAACGGAGGACATGCCGGTGTTGACGTGCGCGATCCTGTAGTCACTGTTGATTACAATACACTGTCGACCACCACGTCTACCAGTGTGGTTTATTGTTGGCAAAAGAACCCGCCGACTTGTCCTGGTCAAGACGAGATAGAAGATGTGCAAGAGCAACTAGAGCAGTTTGAGTTGATGGAGTTTGCAATACCAGAAGATATATTTACAGAACCTCCGCCAATGGTTGAGTATACCTTTATGCCTACTTTTGAGGAGGAGATAGAGTTAGAGGAAATGTATGAAATAATACCAGTTCAAGAATTTTTTTTTCAAGATGAATACATGGAACCTGACTATTTCGACGAGCCTATCATGGAAGAATTTATTCCAGTCGATGTTGTCATGGTGGAAGACGTAGAGTTTTTTGATGAGCTACCTCCATTAGAAATGTTTGAAGAACTGCCTCCGATGGAGGAGGTATACATGGAAGAAATAGTTATGGAGGAGATGTTTGCAGAAGAATTTACAGA